TCCAGGAGACGAAAACCCCATACCAAGTAAAGAAGATAAAGTAAGTGCTGCTTTCCAGGAATATAAATTTTTGGTAGGATTTAATAACAAATTTTTTATTTATTGGCTTGACCAAAATCTTGACGCTCTTGTTTTTGACAAGTTTGAAGGAAGTCATCTTGTTAGCAACTCTTAAAATTCACTCAAGTTTTCATAAGTATTTTGATAATTCAGAGTACACTGCTGACTTTACTAACTATCATGACATAATATTTTATCTTCAGTCCATGCATACTAAGTTTAATAATTATATGCGTTCAGTTCATGATTTGCAAACTGAAGAATCTTTTGCTCTATTAGATAGTAATTTGAATATGATTACTACTGATCAATATCATGTAAAAACTGTAAAAGATGGGGATGTTATATTTTTGGCTCCAGTGATTGTTGGAGGAGGTGGTAAACGAGGAGGATTACTCTTATTATTAGGCATTGGAATAATGACTGGCGGTTTTGGGCTATTAGCAGGAGCTGGAGGCGGTGCTGGTGCGGCTGCAGCAGCAGGGGCTGTTGAAGGAGGTGCTGTTGCAGTAAGTTCAGTTCAAGCAGGCCTGACAGGAAGTGCTGGAGGAGTAATGGGTGCTTTAGCTAAAATGCCTTCATTTGCTCGATCCATTTTAGGAAATTTAGCAATGAATATGATTACTTCCCTATTCACTAAAAAACCAAAAAAGATGGAAACCGATACAAGCACAAGACAAAATGGAATGTTTGGTAATCTAACCAACACACTTGAGTCAGGAACACCTATTGCTTTACACTACGGGTTAGTAAGAGTAGCTGGACAAATGTTAAGTGGGTACATAGATTCAGATGAGCATGGTAAAAATGATGTGGTGAAAGTTGAGGATAAGTTCTAATGGCAAGAAAATTTACTCACTATCAAAACCAAATTATACCTGTCATTGGAGGAGCTAAAGGAGGTAAAGGCGGAGGTGGCGGAGGTGCCACTGAAGATCCTAACTCTTTATTCTCAACTGATATTGTTTTTATAACTTCTGGTCTTGGTGAGGGGCCTGTATATAGAATTAACCCTAATGGGCCACAAGATATTGAGATACAAGACAATAGTATAGATGATCTAATTGATTTTACAGATGGCACGGCTGATGGATCTAAATTTGTAACTCTCTCATCTACAGGAACCACGAGTCAGTCTCCGCTACGAGTTTTTGGGGAATCTATACAGACTCCGCAATCTTTTGCTTCTCCAGTTTCTCTTAAAAAAGGAAATTTAGACGGTGTCCCTGCCGTAAAAGTTACTAACCAAGAAACTTCTGCAAATGACTGGGATGCTATAAAATTTAATTTTCAAATAAATCAATTACAAAAAGTTGAATCAAATGGCGATGTAAAAATTCATACCGTATCTATAAAAATTTCTCTCAAAAGACGAGTTCTTACAGGAAACGAGGATACAGATACCATAGTAACATCTACTAAAACCATCACTGGAAAAACAACCTCTCCATTTAGATTTAGTGTAAAAATATTAGTACCAGAATCAGATAAGTCATTGGCAGGATATAGATTTACAGTAGAGAAAACTTCAGATGATGATACAAGTGCAGGAGTTTCTGAGAATATACAACTCATCAGTTGGTCAGAGATAGAAAATTCGCAACAGGCTTATCCAAGAACTGCTGTAGTTGGGTATGCTTTAAAAGCAGTTGACGAGCATCAAGGTGGTGTACCAAATTTTACTTCACTAATTAAAGGATTATTAGTAAAAGTTCCCTCAAACTATAATCAACCAGTTTTAGACAATGGTGAAATTGATTGGAGAGAGGTTGAAGTTACTGATGCTGCAAGAGTAGGCAATGGTTATAAACTCCAAAATTTAGCTACTAAACAAACCGCTCAAAATCCTCAAATATATATTGGTTCTTGGGATGGTACATTTGTATATTCATGGACTCAAAATCCTGTATGGATTGTCTATGATTTATTAACAAATAGTACATATGGATTAGGCATCCCAGAAGAAAATATAGATAAATACAAATTTTTTCAAGTGGCTCAATACTGTGATGCGTGTGATTCGGTAACAGGTAAGTTTATCGGAGTTATCGGACAAGCTGATGGTACATTTAGACATAAACCAAGAGGGCTATTTACAAGTATAAGAAATAAATTGATTGGGACAGCTGTAGGAACTCAGATTAAAGAAAGACGGTTTACTTTAAATATTTCTATTGCAGATGAGGGTCCTGCAATGGATATTTTAAATAGTATTTGCTCAACTTTTAGAGCAGCTTTAGTTTATTCACTTGGAAAATTAACCTTAGCAGTTGATATGCCAGATGAATTTCCTGTTATGGTTTTTAATGAGACTAATATTAAACAAGGTTCTTTAACTATCTCTGGAAATAAAGAGAGTGATATAATTTCTGGAGTTGATGTAAGTTATGTAGATCCATCTAATCACTACAAAAGAGAAGTTGTAAGAGTTGATACGGCTGATGCTAATGACGGAATCGAAAGAAACGTGATTAAAAATGTACAATCTCTCGATTTACCTGGAGTGACCAGAAGAAGTCAGGCATTACGGTTCGCCCAGTATCAGATCGCGGCTTCAAAATTTCAAAGAAGAAATATCACTTTTACTACAAGCACTGATGCTTTAACATTATCTCCAGGAGACGTTGTTTCAGTTGCACAACAAATGTCAGGAATTGCTTACGGATTTAGTGGTAAAATTAGCTCTAATTCTGCTGTTGCAGAAGCGAGTAACGCTAATGTGTTTTTAGAACACTTTACTTCTCCCTCTTTAGCTACCACAACCTTCACAGCTAATACAGGTGCTTTAGCACTTAGAATCATAAAATTAGACGAGGATAGAGTAGACCTATATTTAGTTAGTAACACAAAATTTGCGTTGTCTAACTCTGATGTGACATCAGGCTTTGATCGAGCAGAAATTAACGTAATTGCAAGATATGATAAAAAAGCTAAAAATTTTACGAATATAAATAATTTTTCCACTGAGTCTATAACACCTAAAAAAGGAGATCTATGGAGTTTTGGAGAAATTGAGGATTCAACTAATTTTTATACTAATAAAGCTGGTAAACTCTTTAAAATAACCTCAATTGATAGAGAACCAGACAGCGAAGAAGTTACTCTCAGTGGAATTGAGTATATATCTAATGTTTTTGTTGATTCTGATACTTTTATTGATTACACACCTACAGCTTACACTGATATTATATCTCCTTTATCTCAGCCACCTGCTCCAATATTTAATTTCAATGCTATTCCAAGACAAAGATTAGATGGATCAGTAAGAGTTGATGGAGAAATCCAAATACGTAATGAACTAATAGGTTATAATCAAGATTTACGCACAGAATTTTTTATATCTAAACCTGACGTAGCTACTCGAGTAATGAACACGTTTACTTCATCAGGAGTTGTAAATCTTATTGCTGGAGAACAAATTACAGGAGCATTACCTGCTAAACTTTCAGGAAAAAATGGTTATTCTGGATTAGCAGGAGAAATTAGATTATTGTGTAATGCTATTACAACTGTAGATACTGCAGGAGGTACATTAGATGGAAATGTTCAACTTACGTTAGAGGGACTTAATGTAGCTTTTGATGAGAACTTTTTCAAACACGTTTTAGAGGTAAATGATGATCCTGCTGTATTTAATAATTTAAAAGGAACTGATTTTATTAGTGTACCAGTAAAAGAAAAAGCTACAGTGCAAGGAACTGAAGATTTTCCTGGCTTTGCAGGAGATATTGTTGATTTGGCAGTAAATGTTGCAGGATTTGATAAAGTTAATAATACTGTAAAATTTGAGAATACAAGAACAGGTTCACTTAATTTTATTGATGTAATTCCCGCACCTCCTTTTTATGTAAAATTGAACCAACTATTAGATTCTCGTCATTATTCTAATAATAGTTTTTATGTGGGAGGCAGCGAGTTTTTAGTAACAAATTCAGGTACATTAACTCAAAGTGTAGTTAATGATTTACCGCTTGCAGTTGAACCAAGACGATCTGAATTTGTAAAACTTTTTGTAGATGGCATTGAAAAAAGTGCTTCACAGTTTACGGTTAATTTAAATTCTGACAATTCAAGAGATGCAAATATTAATTATACTCCTCAGCCTGGAGAAACAATTTATAGAACTAAAATAGATCATTACACAGTCCCTGTTATTGAACTTGGTGATAATGTAGAACTTGCATTTAATAATACTTACAGTGTTATAAATACTTCATATGACCCTGCAAGTGCAACTTTTAATGCTGCTTTAACTTCTAATTCAATTTATAGAATCGAATTAGCAACAACACCTACGATCAATGCCATTGGGTTGAGTTTTGTTAATATTTCACAAGATCCATCTGGTAGTTTAGGTAATATATCTGGAAATACAGCTACAATTGACTATAATCAGACTGCTATACCTGGTAAGTTCAACTTAGGTAACAACCGTGTTTATAATATTGAAATCGGCGGAGAGTTTGAGAAAACATTTTTAGCTGAAAATTTAGTAATTGAAGATTTACAAAGAGGTACAACTTCAGTTCAAGCAAGAAATAGAAACGTATTAGGCAGATTAAGCCCAACCACTACTAAAACAATCACAGTTACAGACATACCAATAAGAAAAGTAACTGGATTGGTAGTTACGGAATCACTATTTCGTGAACAGACAGGTGGAGTGGCTGTAAGAGCCACTTGTGCATTTAATCATATTACAGGACAAGAAGTTACAGACTACGAAATTTCGTATAGATTAGACAATGTTGATGACGTTGGTTCAGATGATGGTGGAGCTGATTTGACCGCTTTTAATACTGTTAAAGTTCCTGCTACGGGTGTGGACTCAGATGGTAAAATTAGATTTACCGTGGGAGGAATCAACAGAGGAGTCAGTAGTGAAACAAATACTATCTTCTTTAGAATTACTCCTCTTAACAAATCAATAAGAGGTGCTACATCAACAATCAGCAAATCCATTGTAGGAAAAACTGCAAAACCAGCAAATATTTTTAACTTTACTGGAGGTCAAAATACTGACCAGATAACGTTATTATGGCAATATCAAAGACAAGCATCTGGAGATTTATTAGATTTAGATTTAAAAGAAGTTGTTATTAGAAGAGCTCCTGGTACTGTCTCTGCAACTGTTCAAAATTTTGTATCTGCTGACCCATTAGTGACAGTTTCAGCTGGTACCGCAAGAAAATCTATTCCTATTGATACTTTTGGTGAATTTACATACTTAGCTCGAACCCGTGATACAAGTGGAAACTTTAGTGATGATGTTGTAGCAATCACTTTGACTACCACCAGACCTGATAGATCAACAGTGGTAGCCGCATTTAACGAAGACTCCCCAAGTGTAAACTTTACAGATATTACAAATACAAACGCAGGAGAATCAAACTTTCCATCATTCACAGATTCCACACAAGGGGGAACTGTTGTTCCCAACGGTAATCAAACGGACAATTCAAATGGCACAGCAAGTGGGTTTTCAGCGATAGGCGGTTCACCAACTGACTTATTAGCGGTTGATGATGCTACTTATATAACTAAAATAAGAGATTTTGGCTCTACTATAACAGGCTCAATCTTTGTTGATATTGAAGCATCCCAAGAAATTAAAACAACATATAATGACTCATTTACTGAAGTGCTGTCAGGTGTTACTGAGGCCTCCCCTAATTCTAATGTTTTAAGAGATGTGAATTTTGGAGGGATAGGAACAGTTTTAGGTTTTGCAAACACTACTTTATCTCCTGATCCAAGATTTGATTCAAATAATCAAACTTTAATGACTGGCGGTGCAAGTGGTAATGTCTTTGCAATTTACAATCCAGGTAAGTTTACAAATGACACTACAAATGCCAATGCATATGCATTAATTGCAGGGACAATAAATGCTACTGCTATAGAACTAGGAGCATCTTTTTTTGCAAACGGAGATCCTACTGGCTCTAATGGTTTTGCAAATATAGCCGTAGCAGGTAATACATATAAATTAATAAATATGACTCAATACTCTGATACAGGAGCTGCTGAGACATTTGCTGGAACTTTAGGCGCTGTAACATCGCAAGTTTTGATTAGAACAACTACAGCTGATAATAGTGCCCTTTATGCATCAACTGGCACAAATGATAGAGCAGAGGGCGCAGTTGATGTTTCACAATTTGTAGGTTCTGGTACTAATGAAGGCTTTCAATCATATCAAGCAGGTTCACGAACTTTTAGACAGTTCCAATTAAAATTTATCTTAAACAACTCAAAGCCTAATGAATTTGACTTTACAATTGATAAATTTAGGTATAGTATAGAAAAAGATACCGTAACTTTTACAGAAACAGCAACTTATGACGGCGCGCCAAAAACTGTCTCAATGTTATCAGCAGGGTTTTTGAATAGACCTGCTATTTCATATGCAGTTTTGACTCAAGAAGATGCAGTGGCAAATCCTGCAATAGTTGTAACCACTGCCGCTTCTAATCAACAAGTTCAGTTTAGAATGGTTGCTGCTGATGGCACAGGTGAATATCAAGCAAATAGCACTGCAACTGTTATGGTAACGGCGATAGGAGTATAAATGGCATTAGTAGATTCAAATACCTATATTGAACCAACTGCGGGTACCGCGTTGAATACGGCTCGTACCCAATTTAATAATGCAATTCGTTCTCTTTTAACTAATTTTAGATCCTCTTCTCCGCCTTCGACTACTAATATAACTGCATCTGGAGCAGGTATAGGTGAACAAGATGGTTTGCTTTTTCACATGGCTAACTCTAATGTATCAGCTTTGTATATATCAGACTCTACACATAAAAAATCCTCTGAGATAGGAGGAAATTTTACGAGAGTTGGAATAGGTAACCGTGTCGAAAATGGTATAGTATCTATGATGTCTAATGTTGAACATTATGAAATCGGAGAATTGACTGCTACCGTTAGCGCAGATGTAAGTTTAGCTGCTAATGCAAGATTATATTTAGTAAAAGCAAATAATGGAACATCAGCTGATTTTGTCGATGTAGGTATTCCACCAACAAATGGATCAGTTGTAAATACTATGATTGCTATTAATGGTGTTACTGCTGATAGGATAAATTTAAACTCTCCCATTTCAATCAACGCAGCATTACCAGCAATAACTTCTTCTCCAGGTAATAGACAAAACGCACATTTAAAAGTAGCTTCTGCAGCTGATACAAATACTGCAATATTATTAGGATCATCAAATACAACATCCAACGTATCGTTGGTTAAGTTACATGGAGGAATTGCTGAAGACGCAGGTTTAAGTATTTTTGATCAAAATAACAAGTATGCACCATTAGCCGCTAATATTATAGCTCAATCTACTGTTCAAGGAACAGATACAGATGTTGCTCCATTAGTTCCTGCTGGATCAATTATGGGTTGGACAACCACTACTGCTCCTGCTGGGTGGTTAGAATGTGATGGTGGTGCGATTAACAGGACAACCTATGCAGCATTATTTGCTGTGATAGGTACTACCTATGGTATTGGAAATGGTTCTTCAACTTTTAACGTGCCAGATCTACAAGACAGGATGATGGCGGGAGCAGGAGCAAATAATACGTGTGGTCATGGCGGTGCAAGATTGGCAGCAAGTAGGGTTACGACTACTGATTCTACTGCTTCATCTTTAACTACAGGGACATTAGAAGTATCAACAGGAGCAAAAGACGCAGGTGGTGTGACCGTTATCAATACAGTTACTGCTGGCGCACATACACATACATTAACACAACCAGTGCTGGTTTGTAATTATATAATTAAAACATAGAGGGGTATATGAAATACATTAAATTTAATATCGACGAGATGCATCAACGGATGGTATTTTGTGAATACAGAGATTTTAGCGAGGGAAAAGGTCCAATGTTGACTCGGACTTTTCCATTGGACACAATAGCTGAAAATGAACCTAAAATTAATGAGTTAATTGAAGGCGACATTATTGGAATCTATTACGAGTGTCGTGGTTCTACAGACGTTAGGGAAACACAATATCTTAATAAAACTGAGAGCATTGATGATGAGACAGTTGAATGGATCTGTGAGTTTGTAGAAAAGGCGTGTGTTAAAGAGGCCTGGGATGAGTTACTAAAACCGCCTACAGTTGATCAACAAGTAGAAGATTTTATTAAAGAATTTTTTGACGAAGAAGAAAATAATGAGGAGCCGCTTGAGAAAAAAGATTTTTTAGCAGAATTTTTTCAAGAGTTAGAAGATGAAGATAAAAAGGAAAAAGAGGCTTCTTCTAAGGAGTAAAAATGTCATTAACCCGAATTACAGCAGGAGTTGTTAGCTCTAATGCTATTACATCCGAAAAACTTGCTAATGGAGCTATTGACGGCAGACAAATAGCAGATGGATCTATTGAAAAGGTACATTTTTCTTCTGCAGCCAATGCCTTCGTTACGACTGCGGCTATTTCTACTAATCTTACTGCAAACTTAGTTCAAATAACTGCTAATATAAATGCTGTACAAGCAAATGTCAATTCTCAAAGAGCGAACGTTAATACTGTATCCAGTAATATTGCTACGGGAGATGCTAACTCTGTAGCGTTTACTGCAAATGTAGAGGCTCGTCGTACCGCTAATATCGCAGGTGCTATAAGTTCCGTATTAACTTCTGACTTAACAGCATCAAGAGCATTAGTTTCAGGTAGCGGTGGTAAAATAGAAGTAAGTGCTGTTACATCGACTGAACTTGGTCATCTTGACGGTGTGACAAGCGCTGTTCAGACACAAATTAATACTCTTCAAACTAATGTTAACACTGTTACTGCAAACGTTAATACGTTAGATGCAAATGCAGATGCGATTGAAACTAGACGCACACAAAATATTGCAGGAGCTGTATCATCAATACTTACTGCTGATTTGACAGCTGATAGGGCTATAATATCAACTGGTGCTGGTAAGGTTGGTGTTAGTGCGGTTACTGCAACAGAAATAGGACATTTAGACGGAGTTACCTCTGCCATACAAACACAGTTAGACGCAGTTGAAGCTCGTCGTGCTGCTAATAACATTACCACAACATTCACTGATGATGTTATTATAACAGGTAACTTAATTATTAATGGTGACACAACCACTGCAAACTCCGTAAATATGGTTGTTCAAGATCGTATGTTAATGTTAGCTAATTCGGCAACAGGAGCGCCTGCTGCAGATGTTGGAGTGCTATTCAATAGAGGTAATCAGGGCAACGCAGCCTTTTTCTATGATGAGTCAGCATCAACGTTTAAACTGAGTGATACAAAAGACCCTTCAAGTAATACTTTATTATCTCCTGTCACAGCTTCAAATTTAGATGTTGGCATTGTTACTGCAACAACAGTCAAACAAAATGGTGCTAA